CACACATGTGTAGTTCCATTTTTTGGCGTGTTTTGCGGCGTGTGGGCTGTTTACATAGGCTCTTTTTGTAGAAAAAGAGTTGGGTGATCTAAATGGAGTCACCAGGAACTATTGCTTTAGGCAAGGATGACGAGTGACAATTATGATGCTCCTTATGCATGGCCGTGGGTTAAGATCCCGGGTTGGTTATTTTTACCAATGGAAATCTTGCCACTTGCAAATATAGGCGTTGATTGAACATCCTACCCCAGCGCGAGGGCTGGTATGGGTGTGTTACAGTTTAGTTGTTGCGGCAGTAGATTCCGGGGGGGATTAGTCCCCTTGTCGGTGGGAGCAAAATATAAGGCAGCTCTGCTCCCACCACCACGGCAGCCAATTCCCAGTTGGCCCTGTGGTAAAGGAGCCTTTTGGACGTACTGCCGGGCAGTTCGAGAGGTCAACCACTCACTTGGTTCTGAGTCCCTTTGAGATATGGGGGCATGTGGCGTTTGTACGGATTGGCCAATAGGTTGGTTCGGTGCACGGTTTGAGTTAAACTGCGCTAATACGGGGGGTTAGTCTGACCCGACTTCCCCAGCGGCTTTGGAGTGTAGTACTCCCGAGAAAATTAAGATGGGTCGCTATTTTTACAGCGAGAATGATGCGTGGTACCGCTGGAAGTGTACCTATCGGAGAAGAGTCGACTCCCAAAAATAAACGACCGAAAAGTGCGGCAATGCGAGCTAAGGCCCGTGGTATGCCGGTTGGCACGCGCATTAGTGGAGCTGGTGAGTATGATTTGTCGGCGTTCGCCAAGTCTGTGAAGGATGTGGCAAAGAGCGCCGTTAAGAGTGCTCTCATTGCCGGTGGTGGTGCTGCTGGGGGTGTCGTTGGTTCCAAATTTGGCATGGGCCTAGCTGGAAAACAGTTGGGCAATGCTTTGGGTGCCAAGATGTCGAGGATATTGGGGGGTGGGGATTACACCGTTAATAATGAAGTAGCTGTGAACGCTTTGATGCGGGGTACAGGCACGCGCGTTAGTGCTGATGCGAATGCGAGTTTCGCATCCACTAATTCGTCAGTTAGGGTGCGTCACCGTGAGTTTATTCAGGATGTTTTGACGGGCCCAACTGCCGG